GGACAAGTTCTTGAACTTTTCAAGGCGATTTTAGTTGGGTTTGGTTTGTTAATTTTATCTTTGCATTTAATAAGTGCAGACAACGAAATATTTATAGATCAGTCAGGTGCTACATCTAATCTAGACATAGAACAAGTTAATGGTAGCGGTAATATCATAGGTGGTGCTGATGCAACAGCTGGTGCCTCTAATATGACACCATTAGATTTAGATGGTACAAGTATGACTTTAGATATTTTACAAAAAGGCAACACTAATAAATTTCTTGGTGATATATGGGCAGATAACTATACAGGTTACTTCTCGTTTATAGGTGATACCAACACATTCAACATGAGTACAGATGAGACAAACGCTACAGGGGCGGACGGTTCTAATGTGAATGTTCAATTTACAGGTAATACAAATACAGCAACTTTGAACCATGCGATGACAGCATTAGCTGCGAACCTTGATTTAGATTGGATAGTACAAGGTTCAGGCAATAGTATTACATCTAGTATTGATGTCGATGGTGCTACAAACTATATGGATATAGATGGTAGTGATAATACAATAACCTATGATGGCGATGGATACGCTGGTGGTTACTTTTACTTAGATCATACGGGCAGTACAAGAACATTTAACATAGATCAGGAGTCTACTACAGATAATGATTGGCTTAAAATTACATCTGTTGGCTCTAACGGTACTGTTTGCGTTACTCAGTCAGACTCAACTACTTCATTCGTCTGTTGAAATAGGCTCTATCTCAGAAGTTAGAGGCAACGCACAAGTTCTCAGAGATAAAGCTTACGGAGCTGAATTACAGTTTGATATACAACAAATGGATGATGTCCGTACAGAAGCGGGCAGAGTTGCTATAACCTTTGAAGATTCTTCTACAGTAAAATTAACTGAACATTCTAAGCTGGTTATAGACGAATACATCTACGATCCAGACCCATCTAAATCAAAGATGGCACTTAAATTTGCTAGTGGTACTGCTCGTTTTATTACCGGTAAATTTAACAACAAAAGTAACATATCTATTAAGACTCCTACCGCTGATATAGCAATTAGAGGTACTGATTTTACTTGTACTGTAGACGAGTTAGGAAGATCTCTTGTCATATTATTACCAGATGAAAACGGTTTATCTAGTGGCGAAATACTTGTATCGACAGCATCTGGTAGTGTTACTTTAAACAAACCATACCAGGCAACAACCGTATCTGTATATGAAAACAATCCCACTAAGCCTGTAACTTTAGATATATCGCTAGATTTGATTGACAATATGTTGATAGTCAATCCACCAGAAGAAACAGAAAGACAAACAGAAGAAACACAATCAAAAACGACAGTAGATTATTTAGATTTTGATGATCTGGATATTGATTTTCTTAATGAAGATTTTTTAGATACAGAGGCTGATCTTGAATTTACTGAACTAGATATAAATTATTTAGACGTGAACTTTCTTGAGGATTTACTTAATGTTATAGATGCTTTAGCAATATCTAAAGAAGAAGATGCTTTGAAACAAGGGGGTGTAGGTATTCGTATTGTAGGCACAGATATAGGGCAAGATAAGGATACTCAAATAACTACAATTGTATCTGGTCAAAACATAAGTTTAACTAGATCGGTCAGTCAAAGTGTAAAACTTAATTTAGATGGATCCGACAGTTATACAATTATACTTATACAAGATGGAGTATCTAATACGGTTAAAATTAATGGTGGATCTTCAACAACAATAACAATAAAACAAGGATCAGGATGAAAAAAACTATTATATTTTTGAGTTTATTTATAGGACTTGGATCTGTTTACTATTTTCAACCGATAGCTTACGAAATATTAAAGTTAAAAACTTTTGATAGTTTTGTTGTAGATAAAGAAGAATCAAATAATTTTGTTATTTTAAATATAACAGAAGAAGATATAGCTAATGAAGGTGGTTATCCTTTATCTAGACAAACATTAGCTCAAATACATATTAATTTGTTAAGACAAGGAGCTATGGGTGTAGGTTGGGTTATGGCTTTTCCACAACCTGATAGATTTGGTGGTGACTTTGAGTTTACTGAGGCTTTGAAATTTTCTCCGAGTGTTTTGGCTATGTTTGAAGGAGAAGGTGAATATCCGCCTACATCTGGTACTGTTATTTTGGGACCAGAAGATACTGGTGGCATGATGGCAACAGGTGTAATACAAAATATAGATATTTTAAAATACAACGCTAGTCAAGGTATAGCAGTTGCCCGTACTGATGCAGATAACTTGGTACGAAGACTGCCTTTACTGATGCGTACTCCTGATGGATGGGTGTCTTCATACGGAACAGAGGTTCTTAAAGTTTTAGCTGGAGCTGATACATATGTAATTAAAACAAATGATAATGGCCTAGAAGAACTAAGAGTTAGAGGATTGCCGGCAGTACCTGTAGATTCTTTAGGCCGTAAATGGATTAGTTGGGTTGATACACCACAAACTAATCTTTCTGAAATGGATGTAGAAAATAAATTTGTTTTTGTTGGATTTACTGCAAAAGGCATATCCCCAAAAATAGCCACACCTATTGGTTTATTAGAACCGCACAAAATACAAGCTGCACTTGCAGAATCTATTTTGATACAAGATAGCCCGTTCATCCCTGACTATGCGTTAGCATTAGAGATATTAATATTTTTATTTTCAACTGTATTTGTTTGGCTTGTTTTAAACGTTTTTGGTATTACGTGGGGGGTATCATTCTTTGCCTTAGTTTTTGTTTCTACAGCCTTCTATGGCGTATTTACGATACAAAAAGGTATTTTAATAGATGTCACTTGGGCTTTAGTGTCACAATTCATTACAGCTACAGTAGCTTTCTATATACGTTTTAGAGAACAATACAAACTACGTCAGCAAATTAAAAAACAATTTGAACATTATTTAGATCCACGCCAGATTAAAGCTTTGCAAAAAGATCCCAAATTGTTGAAATTGGGTGGTGAAAAAAAGAGATGCACATTTTTATTTACAGACGTGCGAGGATTTACAGCTATGAGCGAAAGTATGGATCCTGAAAGTGTAATTACAATTATGAATATGGCTTTGACTATACAATCTGAGGCGGTAAAAAAATATGGTGGCATGATAGACAAGTACATAGGTGATGCTATGTTTGCTATATTTAACGCACCTATAGACTTAGATAATCATGAACAAGCAGCCGTTATGTGTGCTAAAGAAATACAAGATGCTTTTAAATCTTCTAGTATTGGTGTTGAAATAGGCGTGGGAATAAATACCGGAGAAGCTGTTATTGGAAACTGTGGGTCGTCTACTAGATTTGATTATACGGCTATAGGATCTGCTGTAAATATAGCTGCTAGATGTGAGTCTAGTTGTAAAACGGTAGGAGTAAATTTAATAATTGCAGAGGAAACTGCAAAAAATTGTGGTTTTGAGCTAAAATCATTAAGACCAATAGAAGTAAAAGGTATAAGTAAACCTTTAAATATATATACATGGGATTAAAACTATCAATAATATTAGGCGGACTGTTAGTAATATCAATTGCTGGATCAGCCTGGTACATAGATTATCAAGCAGATCAGATAAGCACCCTTAAAGGCAATCAATTAATCTTAGAAACAGAGATACAAAAACAAAACGATGCAATAGAAAAACATCTAGAGCAAGCAAAACAACAGCAACAACAAATGAATACACTAGCCGCAGAGAATAAAAAAGCTATGGAAAATGTAAACAAACTACGAAAAACATTTGCAAATTTAGATCTAGATGAGTCTGCTCTAGCCAATCCAGAAGATATGCAAAGAAGAATAAACAGAGGTTCAGCAAGAGTTATGGCTGAATTAGAAAGATTGAGTAACCCAGAAAAATCAAATGAGAAATCTAGTACTAATTAATTTTATAATTTTGTTAGCTAGTTGTTCTACATTTCAACAGGCCGTTAAACCTGTGCAAGTCAAAACTATAACCGAAAAATCCCCTATATATCATCCACCATTACCTTATCCTATGAGCCTGACAAATGTTGATTGGGAGGTTCTTACACCAACAACTATGCAAGAGTATTTAGATAATCTGGAAGCAGGAAATGCACCACCAAGAGCCTTTTACTCCTTGTCAGCTAGAGAGTATGAAAATCTATCTATGGATATGGCAGAGATAACTAGGTACACAAAAGATGTGCTTGCCATCATCAAATACTATAGAGAGTTAGATAAACCAGAGGAGACTGAAGATGAGTAATTCGCCAGACGAGTTTGTTTATAGAGCAACATTAGATCGTGTTATAGATGGAGATACTTTTGATTGCATACTTGATTTAGGGTTTGACGTTAAA